CATACAAGGTTTCCTGAGTTAGCAAGCGTTCCTCCCTGAAACATATCTGCTCTTATTTCTGGTTCAGTTCTTACATCGCTAAATATTCTACATTCATCTAAACAACCATTCCAATATTCAATCGAACTTGGATGTAATCTACCAAAACGCAACTGCATCGAAGGGTCGGCATCTCTATCTACTGTTATTGTAGATTGTGTCATTAGTTTTCCATCTATATATATTTGTAAGACCGTTCCACTACTTGTCGCAGCAACGTGATGCCATTTACCATCAATAACATCAATCGGTGCAGATATGGTATTTTCAGTTCCAGAAGAATTAAAAGTTTGAAGATATACATAATCATCACCTGCTTTTACAAGAAGGCGCACTCGATTATTATTATTTGAATCGTTATGCAAATCAAACATTGTCATTTGAGCATCTGTGCTTGTTTTAAACCACATTTCTACTGTCCAAGTATCTCCAAATCCCCAAGTAGTTCCACCATTAACTCCATACTCATCAGAACCATTTAACTCAAGACAACTTGCGCCAAGCAGACCACCACTGGTAGTAAAATCTCCTGCTACTGTGATTGTATCATCTTGTGCATCTAATGTTCCGCCCGTAGGGATTGTTAGATTAGTGCATCCCATCACATTTGCCGTAGTTAATTTACTGCCACATATTAAAGTAGTTGCACAATTACTCCAATCTGATGTGCTGTTAGTAGTTAAATAATCATTACTGGCATTATTTATGAATACAGTTTTGTAAGTTCCTCGCATAGCCATAGATATATCATCAGCCCCTCCTGTAAAAATTAAATCAGCAGTCGTTTCATTATCTATGTTAGCCGACCCGCCTGCTGCTAAGT